CCTGTGTATCAGTGGCGCACCTTAGCTTACACATATCAGCAAAGGCATCAAGGCTACCTGACCAGTACCACTCAGTCATGGTGGACTGTGGTAATACCATACGTGCTTGCTCAGGGGCTACCCCATGCTCCAGTAGATCGTTGTATGCTTTGAGACATGCCCAGTTAGTATCACCCCAGTCACCCACATCTACTACACCCTCAGACCCTTGCTTCTTGTCTGCTGATTTACCACGCCATTCCTTTGGTTCATAAAACTCAGGCTTATCACTCACGTACCTACGGCTGATCTCATTCCATCGTAGGAACTTATGCTTGACTAACTGTCGCGCCACAAACACTGGAGCCTTGACATGGAAGGATGCAAAGCAGTGTCCAAATGGACTATAATGGCTATGATTGGCTAGGTACTTGATCAGCTTAGTGTCTCCCTTAAGTAAGGTATTGGGGGGTGGGAAGTCTTTGTAGTACGTCTTACCATCACGGACTTCACGGCTTCTAGGTTCAGTGTCCCATACACTCTTCTTACCAAAGCTAACCCTTGCAGCATTAACTACAGTCAGGTCAGTACCCATGTGGTCTATGTATGTTGCTGTTATCATCAGAACGGTACCTCTCCATTTCTATCGCGGGGGTCATTATAGTATCCTTTCTGTTGGTATTGCCAGCGAGGATCAAGTATGCTCTCCAGCGTATCTATTAAGGTCTTGGGGCTGCGTATACCCATCTCCTCTAAGTGTTGCTCAAGTGTCATGTTAAACATTATCTCATTTCCCTTCGGGTGCTGTGTAAAAAACGTGTGTACCAATGCGACCATCTCGGTGGTAATTCTTGGACCAATATGGTGATACATAAGTGGTATGATAGTGGGTAGAAGTCAAGCCTATGCGGTCACCTTTTAGTGCTGACTTAGCTATAGTCTCAGCTATATCAATGGCTTGTCTGTCGAAGACATTACTGTTGTAGTTGTGGTAGTTATCAGATTTTCCATCGTGGGTGAACGAGAACTGCTTACGCTGGAAGACAACAGAGCATATTTCGTCGGGCCAACGGGGTGATTCTACCCTAGTCATTACGACCTCCGCAACGGCCATCTGTCCCTCCAGAGGTTCTGATCTGGCTTCAAAGAAGACCGCTGCTGCTAGACACATGAGGGGTGTCATACGATCTCGTTACCCATGCCATGTATGTGACGACCACCAGCTTTCATAGCCAGTACACGATCAATACAGAAGCTCTTGTACTTAGGCTTCTCACCATCCTTACCCACGAACATAGGGATCAGGTTGTGAGCTTTGAGAACGTCAGCAGCCTTACGACCACGCTCACCACCAACAAGATATTTCTTTACGTTCAGACGACCATTGTAGGTACGCTCTTCGTGGTCTTTAGTTAGGAACTTAACCGTGATAAACTCGTTGGCGTTCTCTGCAAGCACCATGCTTACCATGCGTGTGTCTAGTGTCATGTCATTTACTCCGATCTAGTGTCAATTACAAATATTGGTGCGTCAGATAATTCCCTGAGCTTATTAGCATGTTTATCAGCATCTATCTTAGACATCAAGGGTAATTTTAAGTTTATTATGACGCCTTTTACTTCAGTTGCCAGTGCGTATCTCTTCATGTTGACGTATTCCTTAATTTCCATCGTGGGGGTACTCTAGTTGGTTCGTTGGTCTAGTTCAACTGTATTTTTCACAGGGCTGCCAGTCCAAGATTTAATCGACATCCAGTCAAAGGTGTAGTAAGCACCTACGTGATCCCAGATAGCCCAATACTCTGCTGCATCTCTGGATGTTTCATCCCACGACCATAGACATGGTATACCTCTGATGTTCAGCGTCTCTATTTCTCCGCAGTGGTACATCATCTCAACGTCAGCCTCTACCATAATCTCAGTGTAGCGAGATTCTTTAGCTTCTTGTGCGTCTTGGAATAGTCCATTTACTTTAGCCATTATATCACTACCTTCTCTTCTGTTACAGTTACCTCATACACTTCAGCACAATCATCGTCAAGGGCATAAAGCGCATAGTATCTGCAATCTTCAAAAAACCCCTTGTGATGCAGGTCACCATCAATGTATACTTCATAGTATTTTTCACGTACTTCCATCAGCGAATCTCCTTTGCTACTACGAATCACCGTACATAATTCCCCCGGCGGGGTCAACAGAATTATTTCCACTGGTGGGGTGACTCCCATTTTCCACTGGAGGGGTCATTTTCCACTGGAGGGGGGTCTGTGGTATTTCTGCAACAGTGGTATTTTGGTCACAGTGACATTTTTGCAACTGATTCGGTAAAACATTTTTGCAACACTTGACAAAACATATTTGCAACAGGTGTGACATTTTTGCCATAGTGACAGATTCGCAACAGTTACGATTTTTTGTGCGTGTGATATTTTTACAATGTGACATTTGAGTAACGTGGCATTTTTACAATGATTCGGTCAAGCCCAAAAATACCATTTGACGAATCACTTGCTAATAAGTAACGCGAGCGCCCGTTCTATTATTATATGTTTTATTTAATAGAATGATTTTAGAGCTTGCAATATCGGGCGAATCGCCTCATAAAGATTTTACAAGTTAACACCGATAAAGGATCAAACTAATGGAATATCCAACCTATTACCGCCAAACTAAACCAACGCCAAAACCGTTGTTAAATACTTGCGGCAAGCTCGTACTGCTTGCTTATTTTGGTTTAACTTGTTTCGCCCTAGGGCAATTTATTGAATTTAACGATACAGGAGTCCTATTCTATGTTGATGGACTCGGTGGTTACTATTGGGAGTCAAAATAATGGAAAGCCTAATCAAAAACATAATTGCAATGCGCTTAAAAGCGACACCACACGACATACGACATGGCGTTGAATGGTACGCTCATGCACAACAGAATTGCTTAGATATAGCAGAGTCGCATTGTATGCCGCTCAATATCGTTGTCGGTGTTGTTGCCGCCCTATCGCCAAACAATAAGTGGTCTCGCAATATTGCCAACGCTAATGACCTTATTGGCGCTTTCATGTATGGTGACACAATGGAGTCGGTCAAGGTGTCCACTTATCACACCATGAAACAAAAGGCTTGGGACATACTTGAAACAATGCCAAGCGATAACGAGTCCATTATGCGTATGTTGAATGGTCAAAAGATAATATCCTTTTATGAATGTATCATGGATCAAGACTCTTGCTGTATAGATGGTCATGCGCGCAACATAGCATATAACGAGCGCATAGGATTAACAGACGATAGAACCAATATTGGCAAGCGCGAATACAAAGAGCTTGTGCAAGCCTATGTAGCAGCGTCTAAGCGTTGCACAATCGTCGACAATGGCAAGCGTCGCAAACTTAAGCCATACGAATTGCAAGCGATAACGTGGACAGTATGGCGCAAGCAATGGGGGATTATATAATGAATATTAAAACCGAATATAGAGTCTACACTTACGCAAGAGAGGCTATCAAGGCACATCATTGGCGCAATGCTGTAAGCGAATCCCATGCAATAGAATTGGCGGAGTCATTGTCTAAGCGGTATAAGAATCTGGAATTTGAACCCGCGTTATGGCGCTCTGACACTAACACCTATATGCCGATATAGATTCCAGAGTCTCACCATTATAAAACACTGGACTCCGCTTAGGCGGGGTCTTTTGTTGTGTGCCAATGGTTTGGCAATGGTTGAACGATCGTTCAGTTCTTAGTTGTTACAATATAACATACCGCGAATCGTTATCAATTGTGAGGCGAATCTCTTATCCTCGCGCAAGGATTCTTTTTGCATATCGCACGATTAAATAATAGTTTAACATTAAACTACTCTTGCATACCATTGTTAAATAATAGTTTAACATTAAACTACTTTTGTTCACGTTAATGTAACAAACTGTAACAATTCGTGATCATCAGGGGGCTTGACATTTCCATTGGGACCCTCCAGATTATACGCGAGTGATTCGGGCGGGGCCGTTAACCCCACATGAATCCAAAACAAGAAATTACTTTTGGCCTACCCCTAACCCTAAGGGCATCGCTTCGTAGAATCCCTAAGACCAACCAAGGAGACACCCCATCTCCCCAACCAGCGGATTTCCGCCTACGAATAACTGCAAAATACCCTAAGATACGCTGCAAATACCACAAAAAAGAATCATTAGATAACAGCCTCTTGTAAAATAGTTTGCATAAAGTGAAAGTTTTTACTTGCGCAAATCAAAAATAAGTGTATATAATATAGTATAGGTTACTTAATGTATTTACTAACAACTAATACTACAGATCAACTTGGTAGGAATTTGTAATAGATAAACCTGTTACAGTAATTCTAATAAGATAATTCTTCCTAGTTGATCTTAAGGTATACTTAAGTATCTCTACCTCCCCTAATTCAACCAAGACAAACCTTACTGTGGTAAAACTTGAAGATGAGGTCTTGCCGATGTATCAGGGGAGGAATATTTATTACCCACTCTAGTAATTCTTATGTTGCAGTTAAGCCCGTAGGGCAGGAACACTCTTATGGCAGAAGCACTCCCTTATAGTAAAACAGTAGAGAAGCACATCTTGGAGTGTATCCAAGGTGGTATAGCTATTCGTCAGATGATTGCTTCTATGCAGCATTTACAGAATGCACCAAAGTCTCTGTCTACTATGTACAAGATATATGGCAGCTACATTGAACTGGAGAGAGCTAAGATCAATGGTGCAGTTGGACGTAAGGTCATCGACCAAGCTCTTGATGGTGACTTTAAGTCTCAAGAGTTATTCTTACGGTCTAAGGGTGGTTGGTCACCTACACACACTGTTAATGAGGTTGAGCAAGAGGTTGACCCTGACCTAGACGAGAGTGCTACAGACACACTCATGTCACTACTAGGATATAATAACGATGCCCCCGAAGAAGAAGCAACCACCTGTGCCTGTGGCAAGGAAGATATCTGCCGATGCCCTGAGGGGACTGCCGCAGAGCAAGGTTAAGGAACTCTTTGAGCAGCTAGGCCCACAGAAGACTGATGAGCTTAAGCATGACTGGATGTTCTGGGCTAGAGACAATCAGCTACAACCTGAGGGTACTGAGTGGAACACATGGTTCATCAATGCTGGTCGTGGCTTCGGTAAGACTAGATCAGGTGTTGAGTGGGTACGAGAGCAAGTCAAGTGTGGTATTAAGCGTATAGCTGCTGTAGCCTCTACTAACTCAGATATTGAACGAGTGATGGTTAAGGGTGAATCTGGTTTCCTATCGGTATGCTGGAAGGGTGACAAGACCCACAAAGGCAAGAAGATGGGTTTCCCTGAGTGGTCACCAACTAAGCGTACACTTACATGGGACAATGGGGCGCAAGTACAGTTCTTCTCTGCGGAGGAACCTGAGCGTTTACGTGGTCCTCAGTTTGAGTTAGCTTGGTGTGATGAGACTGCTGCTTGGAACAAAGACATAGACACTTGGCAGATGCTACAGTTCTGTATGCGTCTCGGTAAACACCCTCGTATTATGGTTACGACTACACCTAAGCCCACTAAACTAATTAGGCAGATCCTCAAAGACCCTAAGACTGTCGTTACAACTGGGTCAACTTTTGATAACTCCGCTAACTTGGCTGGCACTTACCTCACTGCTGTTAAAGAACAGTACGAGGGAACTAGGCTAGGTAGGCAGGAGCTTTATGCTGAAGTCCTAGAAGAAGCTCAAGGAGCCTTATGGACTACAGTTATGCTAGATGACTGTGCAATTAAGCATGATGATCTACCAGACTTAGTCCGTATTGTCGTTGCACTTGACCCTGCTGTTACCTCTAATGCTGAGAGTGATATGACAGGTATTGTTGTAGCTGGGATTGACATTAATGGTATTGCCTATGTCTTAGGTGACTATACCGATAGACTGTCCCCACAGGGTTGGGCTAACAAAGCTATTCAACTGTACCACCATTACCAAGCTGACCGTATTGTAGCGGAAGTTAACCAAGGTGGTGACATGGTTAAGCAGACGATACATGGTGAAGACGATAGCGTCTCCTACAGGGCTGTAAGGGCATCTCGTGGTAAGTACGCTAGAGCGGAACCAGTATCAGCATTATACGAGAGGGGGCTTGTAAAGCATGTCTCTAATCCTCCTGATGGTGCTTCCTTAAATGAACTTGAGACACAGATGAGAACGTGGGAGCCACTAGGTCGAATTGGCTCTCCTGACCGCCTTGATGCAATGGTATGGGCAATTACAGACCTTTCTCTTAACGGATACGCTAAACCCAAACTGACCCTCGCTTACTCAAGTGCTAAGGGACTTTCACAGAAATAATATTGGAACCTATCTCATGGTTAAGAAGCTCTCAGAAGCCAAAGCTAAGGCAACCCTTGGTATTGCTGGCGATAACACACATAACGGTCAAATCCGTGCTGATGAGTTTCTACCTGAACTTCGTGGCAAGAAAGCCATACGAAAGTATCGTGAGATGCGTGACAATGATGCCACCATTGGTGCTGTCATGTATTCTGTTGAGCAAATCCTTCGTGATGTAGACTTACACGTTAAGCCTGTAGACGACAGTGATGCAGCTAAGGTAGAGGCTGACTTCGTTAAGAGTGTCCTTAATGACATGGATCATACACTAGACGATCATGTTGCTGAAGCATTGTCGTTTCTGTCGTATGGCTTTGGTTGGTTCGAGGTTGTCTACAAGAGGCGTGTTGGCCCAACTGAGAGATCAGACAAGAAACACTCTAAGTATACAGATGGACGTATTGGTGTACGTAAGATTGCTTCTCGTGCTCCTTGGACTATCAATAAGTTTGATGTTGACCAGAAGACTGGTGATGTCTTAGGTATTGAACAATCAGTGGGGATTATGAATGGCAGTAACTACATTCCCGTCAATAAGTCTATCTATTATAGAACTACTTCCCTTAACGGTGACCCAAGTGGTCGGTCTATCCTTCGTAACGCTTATACTTCTTACGAGTATCTTAATAATATACAAGCCATCGAAGCTATCGCAGTTGAACGTGAGTTGGCGGGTATTCCCATTGCTCGTATTCCTGCTGAGTATCTCTCTGGGGATGCTTCTGTTGCCCAGTCGGGATTTGTCAATAACTTGCAGCAAATCCTACGAGACGTTAAGTTCAACGAGCAAGGCTACATTATACTGCCTTCCGACACCTACCCCGATAAAGATGGGGCACCTTCCTCCACTAGATTAGTTGACATTGAGCTTATGGCTTCCAATGGTAAACGTAATATAGACATTAATCCCATCGTCAGTCGTTACCAGCATGATATTGCTCGTAGTGTACTTTCTGAGTTTCTTCTGCTTGGTTCCTCTGGGGGTTCCTACGCTCTCTCCAAGTCGAAGACAGACCTGTTCCTCCGTGCGCTTGAGAGTTACATTCAAGCTATCGTTGATGTTCTCAACAAACAGTTGGTAGAGCGTCTCTGGCAGTTGAACGGTCTGAATTATGACCTGATGCCAACTATTGAAGCTGGTGATGTTGCTCCACATGATCTACGTGAGATTGCTTCCTTCCTTCGTAACCTTAATGGTGCAGGTATTGATGTGTCATCTCACCCAGAGGTCATCAGTGACCTTATGGACATTGCTGAATTAAACTATGATCCAGACGCGGGTCAAAATCAACCAGAACCTGTACAGGAAGATAAATAATCATGGCTACACTAGACAACAGGGTGCTTGACAACGGATTGACCGTTCTTGACACCGAAGCAAATAAAATCTTAATTACTTCACAAGAGGCTACAACCTACACTGAAGCCAATGCAACCTACGCTTTGGGAAATAGCACCAGCCTTTCCGTTGGAGCACCCGCTGACCGTTCAGGTGGTGGACGTGAGGTTGTCGTTGCAGCTATCACAGATGGCTCAGTTACAGGTACAGGTACAGCAACCCACTATGCTATAGTCGATACCGGGAACACCAGACTGCTTGCCACAAGCACACTAACAGCATCCCAAGCGGTTACCTCAGGCAACACGTTTACGTTGTCTTCTGTTGCTATCGGTATACCTGACCCAGCTTAAGTTATATTGAACGCTCCAGTCTAAAGGATATATAAATGGTCACTCTCGTAAATAGAGCCAAAGTCGCTACTGCCACGACTGGCACTGGCACAATTACCCTCGGCTCCGCTGAGAGTGGCTATCAAACCTTTGCTGCCGCCGGAGTGGCAAACGCTGACGTTGTTCGATACGTTATTGAGGACGGGGATAACTGGGAGATCGGCACAGGCACCTACACGGCGTCTGGGACGACCCTTACACGCACTGTAATCGAAAGCAGCAATGCGGACGCCGCGATTAACTTAACTGGCTCTGCGGTGGTCTTTGTGGGCGTTGCGGCGGAGGATATTCTACAGCCAGCCAACAACCTGTCAGACTTAGCCAGCGCAAGCACGGCCAGAACGAACCTTGGCCTTGGAACTGCGGCTACTACAGCGGCAACAGCCTATGCTACAGCCGCACAAGGCACCACTGCAGATAATGCACTGCCTAAAGCTGGCGGAGCAATAACTGGTGCTATTACAACTAGCTCAACCTTTGACGGGCGTGATGTCTCCACAGATGGCAGTAAGCTGGATGGCATCGAAACTGGTGCGACTGCGGACCAAACGGGCGCACAGATTAAAACTGCATATCAAGCAGAAGCCAACGCCTTCACTGACGCTCAGTTTACTAAGCTGTCAGGGATAGAGGCATCTGCTGACGTAACTGATGCAACTAATGTCACTGCGGCTGGAGCATTGATGGATAGTGAGGTCACTAACCTCGCCCAAGTCAAGGCATTCAGCAGTGCCGACTATGCTACAGCAGCGCAAGGCACATTGGCTAATAGCTCTGTGCAGCCCAATGACAATGCCACGCTTGGTAACGTGTCCGTCACCAGCCTCGGTGTTACTGGCACGGTCGATGGTAGGGACGTTGCCGCAGACGGCACCAAGTTGGATACCGTTGAAACAAACGCAGACGTAACTGATGCGACTAATGTCACCGTCGCCGGGGCATTAATGGATAGTGAGGTTACTAACCTTGCTGAAGTAAAAGCATTTAGCAGCGCAGATTATGCTACAGCCGCACAAGGCTCTACTGCTGACGCAGCTTTACCAAAAGCTGGCGGAGCAATGACGGGTGCGATTACAACTAGCTCCACATTTGATGGCCGGGACGTTGCTGCGGATGGCACCAAGCTAGATTACATTACGGTCACGCAGGCGGTAAGCCTAGACCAAATGGAAATTGATATTGCGGCCCTAGCCAACGGTATGGTCTACAAGGGCGATTGGTCAGCGGCCTCGGGTAGTTTCCCCGGCTCTGGCGCAGCGCAAACTGGTTGGTTCTATTACGTTTCGGGTGCCGGGACAGTCAACGGCATAACATTTGCTATTGGCGATAATATTATTGCGACAACCGACAACGCATCTGCCACAACATATTCGGGCAACTGGTCAAAGCACGATCAAACAGACGCCGTCCAGTCGGTTGTAGGTTTAAGCGGGTCAATAACCAAGAGTGCGCTTTTATCTGCGTTAAATGTAGAAGACGGGGCAGACGTTACAGACGCAACCAATGTGACCGCTGCTGGCGCTTTAATGGACAGCGAAGTGGCGAACCTTGCCCAAGTAAAAGCATTCGACACCACTGCCTATGCTACAGCCGCTCAAGGCACACTTGCAACGAACGCTTTACCAAAATCTGGTGGCGCTTTAACGGGTGCCGTAACGACTAGCTCCACGTTCGATGGGCGTGACGTGTCCGTAGACGGCGGTAAGCTGGATGGCATCGAAACTGGTGCGACTGCGGACCAGACCGCTGCCCAGATTAAGACAGCCTATGAAAGCAACGCTAATACAAACGAGTTTAGCGATGCAGAGCAAACCAAGCTGTCAGGGATAGAAGCATCCGCTGACGTAACTGATACAACTAACGTGACATCTGCTGGCGCTTTGATGGATAGTGAGGTTACCAACTTAGCACAAGTCAAGACGTTTAGCTCCGCTGACTACGCCACGGCTGCTCAAGGCACCACTGCTGATGCGGCCTTACCAAAAGTTGGAGGCGCTTTAACGGGTGCCGTAACGACTAGCTCAACATTTGATGGGCGTGATGTATCTGTAGATGGTGCAAAGCTAGACGGCATTGCAACAGGCGCTACTAACACAGTTGGAAACGCTACACACACGGGTGAAGTAACCGGCTCCGGTGCTTTGACTATAGCTGCTGACGTTGTTGACGCTGGCAACTTAAAGGTAACCGGAAACGGCACAACTTCTCAGTATTTACGATCAGATGGCGATGGTACGTTCAGTTGGGTTACACCACCTAACACTACCTATAGCGTTGGTGATGGTGGACTTTCTCAGATAAACTTTACTTCTGCTGATAATACAAAGCTGGATGGTATTGAGGCATCGGCAAATGTAACTGACACAGCCAACGTAACTTCGGCTGGCGCTTTGATGGATAGTGAGGTTACCAACTTAGCACAGGTCAAGGCATTTAGCTCTTCTGACTACGCTACGTCCACTCAAGGCACTACAGCAGATAATGCGCTACCAAAATCTGGTGGCGCTTTAACGGGTGCAGTGACAACCAACTCAACTTTTGATGGACGCGACGTTGCTACCGATGGCGCCAAGCTGGATGGCATTGAAGCAGGGGCTACAACAGATCAGACCGCTGCCCAGATACTAACAGCTATTAAGACTGTTGATGGTGCAGGCTCCGGTCTAGATGCTGATTTGTTGGATGGGCTAAGTAGTGCATCGTTTGCAACATCAGCTCAAGGTACTTTAGCTTCTAATGCTTTACCTAAAGCTGGCGGCGCGTTAACTGGCGCGGTTACAACTAGCTCCACATTTGACGGGCGTAACGTGTCCGTAGATGGAGCCAAGCTAGACGGCATTGCAGCAGGCGCTACAAATACAGTGGGTAACGCCACCCACACAGGTGAAGTAACTGGCTCCGGTGCTTTGACTATAGCATCCAATGTAGTTGACGCTGACAATCTCAAAGTCACAGGCAACGGCACTACGTCACAATATCTAAGATCAGATGCTGACGGTACGTTTACTTGGGCTACGCCACCCAACACAACCTATAGTGTCGGAGATGGCGGGTTAACCCAAATCAACTTTACTTCTGCTGATAATACAAAGCTAGACGGCATTGCAGCAGGCGCTACTAACACAGTTGGAAACGCTACCCATACAGGTGAAGTAACTGGCTCCGGCGCTTTGACTATAGCATCCAATGTAGTTGATGAAGCTAACTTAAAAGTATCTAACGCCCCGACAAACGGCTACATGCTCACAGCACAGTCAGGGAATACTGGTGGACTAACTTGGGCAGCGGCTCCTACTTCTAGTACAGCCTTCGGCGCTGTTGGGACTTATTGCTTGGGATTTCATACTGGGCTTGGTGTTCACAATGGGGGTGCTACCTTTGCGGGAGGCAATATTCGTACAGCTAATACTTATGCTGGGGGTGGTGGTACAAGTGGGTCTAGTACTTCTACTTTGACAGGAACTTGGCGGCTTATGGGGAACATAGGCTACTATAACGGCGGTTCAACTGCAAGTAACGCAAACGTATCTGGCACTCTATTCGTAAGGACAGTATAATGACTATTACAATTACAGAAGTCCGTAATGCGGCATCTCTACAGGCTGACAACCTTCGTATGGATGTAGAGATTAACCATCCACACTACGGCTGGATACCTTACACACTAGACCCAAGTGACACCGACATGACGGTCAACAACGATGCAATCATGGCTCTAATTGGTACAGACTTCGCAGCCTACGTTGCACCAACTGCTGAAGAAATAGCAGCAACAGCAGCGGCACAGGTACGCAGTGAACGTGACCAACTGTTACTTGAGGTTGATGCTGTCGCAGGCAATGCACTCCGCTGGGCAGACCTTACCGCAGCTAAACAAGCTGAGTGGGCTACATACAGGACAGCCCTACTAGGTGTCCCACAGCAGGCTGGCTTTCCAACTGACATTACTTGGCCCACTAAGCCTGAGTAAAAACACGCCGCCTGTGCTACAGGTGGAGCCACACTGACAATGCTGCAGCCAAAGGAGGCCACATAATATGCTAGGTCTTTCCCCTCTAGCCTCCTCCGCTCTTGCAGATGATGGGGCAGAAATCATTTTCCTCCTGACGGGGGTTAATATTACTACAGGCCAACCTGTCTTGGGTTCTTCTGCCATCACGCAGGTTCAATCCCTGTCTGGCGTTGGCATTACTACAGGACAGCCTGTCGTGGGCGCGGCAACGGTTTCTCAAGTCAATGCCTTGGCTGGCGACAACATAGTCACAGGCCAGCCTACAGTTGGTTCCTCAGCCATTACTCAAAATCAAGCTATAGCTATTGTTGGCATCACTACGGGCCAACCTGTTGTGCCAGCAATAAACATGGCAGAGGATGAAACATTTGTTGGCGAAAATATAGTTACAGGCCAGCCTGTTCTTAGCCAAGCAACTATTTCTGAAATACATGTTTTGATCGGCGTTGGTATTACTACAGGTCAACCTACAGTAGGTCCCTCAAGTGTAGATCAAGAGCATGATCTTACGCTTTCAACTATTACTACAGGTCAACCTACAGTAGGTTCCTCAAGTGTAGCTCAAGAGCATGATCTTACGCTTTCAACTATTACTACAGGTCAACCTACAGTAGGTTCCTCAAGTGTAGCTCAAGAGCATGATCTTACGCTTTCAACTATTACTACAGGCCAACCTACAATAGGTTCTTCAAGTGTAGCTCAAGAGCATGATCTTACGCTTTCAGCTATTACTACAGGCCAACCTACAATAGGTTCTTCAAGTGTAGCTCAAGAGCATGATCTTACGCTTTCAGCTATTACTACAGGCCAACCTGCAGTAGGTTCCTCAAGTGTAACTCAAGAACATGATCTTACGCTTTCATCTATTACAACTGGCGCTCCTATTGTCCTTAGCATTACGATGTCAGAGCGTGAAACCCTTAATGCTGACCCTATTTCCACTGGAACCCCCTCGGTTGGTTCATCAAGCCTTGATCAAGATCACGACCTGTCGATTGATGGTATAACCACTGGTCAGCCTGTTTTAGGATCAGAGGTTTTAGTTCAGATACACAACCTGACAGCCAACAACATCAACACAGAGCCAGCTACTGTACAAGTATCAAGCATCGGTCAGAATCACGTTATTTCCATTGATGGTATAACCACTGGTCAACCTTCTGTCCCATCTATATCAGCGTTTGAAGATGAAACTTTAGTTGGCGATAATATAACCACTGGTCAGCCCTCTGTTTCCACTACAGTCATGGTTGAGACACACATCTTTGCTGGCGTAGGGATTACAACTGGCGTCCCTGTTGTTGGTCAATCTGCAATTAACGGGTCTGAAAGGCGAGTGGTATCAGTTACAGCTAATTCAGATAACATTGCTACATTATCTAAAGCAGAAAACACCGCTAAGTTTAACAATAGTCAAAATAGGGCAGCGTAATGGCATTTATAATTAAACAGAATGACACATCCCCCTCCCTTGAGGCAACACTGTCAGATGCTAATCTTGTCCCTGTGGACATTACCGCTGCTACTGTGATGCTTCATATGAAGGCTATTGGAGGAGTTGTAGTTCTTGATCAACAGATGACAATCACTAATTCCACTGGTGGTGTTGTTCAATATGATTGGCAGACGGGTGATACCTCTGACGTTGGTACATACTACGTTGAGTTTGAGGTTACATACTCAGATAGCAGCATCGAAACCTTCCCCAATACTGGTAACTTACCTTTGGTCATTACAAGAGAGTTAAACTAATGGGAACTTTGTTAAAGAATATAGAAGGTAAAATCCTTAAGGCTGACGATGAACAACGTATGGTCTATGGGTGGGCTTCTGTAGTTACAGAAAATGGTGAAGCTGTAGTAGATCGTCAAGGTGACGTAATCGAAGTCGGCACACTTGTTAAAGCTGTTAATGAATTTATGGAGCATGTGCGGGTCGGCAAGGCTATGCACGTTGGAGATCAAGTGGGTGTCGTTGTACATTCCCTTCCTATCACTAAAGAAATTGGTGATGCTCTTGGTATCCAGTCTGATCGTGAAGGGTGGGTTGTCGCTTACAAAGTATTCGATGATGATGTCTGGGCTATGGTCAAATCTGGTGAACTCGCTGCGTTCTCTATAGGTGGACGTGCTATTAAGGAGGAAATCTAACTTGCCTAATCTCCTGAAAAACTTGCACCTTGAAGAACTTTCCCTTGTGGATCGTCCTGCCAATGCTCAGGCAATGGTTAGCCTCTTCAAGCGTGACAATTCCAATGAGGAAATTACTAAAATGAGTGAAGAAATGGAAGCCAAAGTTAAGGCGTACATGGAAGACAAAGGCTGTGGTCGTGGTGAAGCTATGAAAGCTCTTAACTACGACATGGGCATGGAAAAGGCTGATGAAGCTGTGGAAGAGGTTGCTGAGAAAGCTGCCCCTGAAGTTGAAGCTGTAGAAGCCCCTGAAGTTGACGTTGAGGCCCTTAAAGCTGACGTTGAACGTCTTTCTGAGGAAAACCAACATCTCCGCAAAGGTCTTATCGACAATGGGTACGTTATTCGTGCTGATTCGATTGAGAAGAAGGCGGAAGAGGAAATGATGGACATCAGCGGTGAGATGGTTGCTAAAAGCGACATCCCAGCCCCAGTCCTGAAAGCACTTGAGGCTGCTGAAGTAGCCAAGCGCGAACATGAACTAGAGAAAGCTGACCTTGCGTTGACTAAGAGTGCAGATGAAGTTCTGCCACACTTTGAAGCTGGTGCAGCTAAGACACTTCTGAAGTCATTCTCAGAAGATGAAGCAATTATGGTGATGTTGAAGGCCGCTGATGCAGCTTTTGCAGCTTCCATGCAAGAATTTGGTAAGTCCGATGTAGATGGCGAGTTCGCTACCTCTGCCGATAAACTGGATGCTCTCGTAAAGTCCTACATGGACGATAACCAACTGAAAAAGAGTGAGTTCGCCAAGGCTTATGCTGCTGTAGCTAAGACCGATGAAGGCAGGGCACTCATCAATAAATCCTATAAAGGGGAATAATCATGGCTGTTATGCAATCACGCGACAACCGCACTTTTATCGCTGGGGAAGACCTTTCCGCAGCACAATTCAAATTCGTAACTCTTGAAGCAGATGGTCAAGTTGACCTTGCTGACTCTGCTGGTGAAAACGCTATGGGCGTATGTCTTGCTGGCTCTACCGCTGGTAACGCTGTAACCGTATGTGTTTCTGGCTCCGTAATGGTAACTGCTGGTGGAACTATTACCTCTGGTGATGCTTTGCAAACAGATGCCGCTGGTGACGCACTTCTCGCTGCAACTGGTGATGTAATACTTGGATACGCCCGTGAATCTGGTGTAGACGGTCAAGTCATCGAAATGGAAATGATCCAAGGTGGCAACGTAGCAGCCTAACCCAGCATTTAAAGGAATAACATAATGCCTCTATTAACTCCCTCACAAGTACATATCGACCAGCCGTTGTCTAACTTGACGCTGGCATTTGTACAAGACCAAGCTAGTTTTGTAGCTGACAAAGTGTTCCCTACTGTAGGTGTTGCACGTCAGTCTGACAAATACTACATCTATGACCGTGCGAACATGAATCGCTCAGGTGATGTTAAGAAACTAGCTCCACGTACCGAAGTAAATCGTATTGGTATGGCAATCTCCAACTCCTCATACTATGCAGACGTTTATGGTCTTGGCATGGACTTCGATGAGCAAACTCTTGCTAACGAAGATGCAATGTTGGAAATTCGCTCTGCTGGCGCACAGACATTGACAACTCGCTTGTTGATCCATCGTGAAAAGCAGTTTGCTGACACGTTCTTCCAATCTGGTGTCTGGACAACAGATGCTGCTGGTGCAGCTAATGGTGTTGGTACTCCAGTCTACTGGAACGACTACACTAACTCAACACCAATCTCAGACGTTACTGTTGGTGCTCGTACTATGCAGTTGACTTCTGGCGGCTTCAAACCAAACACAATGGTTGTTGGTAAAGAAGTTCGTGACATCTTGGTTAACCACCCAGATATCCTTGCACGTTTGAATGGTGGTTCTACCATCAACAACCCTGCATTGATAACAGACGGTAAACTGGCAGAAATCTTTGGCGTAGAGAACTTCTTCGTCATGGAAGCTGTAGAGAACACTGCTGCTGAAGGTCTGGCAGAATCTTCTGCCTTTATCGGTGGTAAAAACGCTCTGTTGGTACACGCACCCCGTGGCGCTGGTCTAATGACCCCTGCTGCTGGTTTGACATTCGCATGGAACTCAATTCCCGGCGTAAACAACCTCGGTATTACTGTTGAATCATACTCTGACGATGCTCTTAAGCGTCAACAGGTTGCAGAACATATCCAAGTTAAAATGTCCTATGACATGAAAGTCACAGGCGCTGACTTAGGTTACTTCTTCTCAGCAATCGTACAGTAAGTCTAGCTTACTACACTAACGGGAAACCCTGAGCTTAGGCTTGGGGTTTCACCCAACTATAATAGAACATAACAGTATTCATATAATGGAGAGTCCCTATGCACCCCACATACTTGGGTTGGCAGGTCGATTGGCCTGTCTTTATTAAAATACCTCTTTCTGCCAATGGCAAGAATTGGAAACGTGGAGATCATTTTAACTGGTTAGAACGAAGCCTAGAGCAAGATAAAGTAGCTTCGCTGTACGTCTCTGGTTATTTGTATCACAATGTAGAATTAGAAGTTCAGACTAAAGTTGGAGATCGACTGTCTGAACTAGCTGGCAAGGAACTAGAAAGCCTAGTGAACCTGCTAAACGTAGAGGTTAAGAGTAGAACCTCTAGTAGTTCAGAGTTTGAAGCTAAGAAGTGTAAGAAGTCTAGGGTTGACGACAAACAACGTGGCCTTATCAGACGCTTCCTTAATGCTAATCGCTGGATTACGGAAGACTTCTACGACATACGAGATAAGGTTCTCGCAGAGTAATAACAACGGAGACGACTTACATGGCATGGTCTTACGATCCTACAGACTTAGACACCACCACGGCCTCAGGTCGTCTCAACACAGTACGTCTGTTAGTTGGAGATACCGATACGGTTGACCAACAGGTTCAGAACGAAGAGATTACTTTTGCACTGGGTGAGAACGGTAATAACGTATATTACTCTGGAGCTTGGGTTGCTCGTGTCATTGCCTCTAAATACTCCCGACAGGTAACGACACAAATAAGTGGTGCCTTGAGTGCTGACTACTCAGACCTAGCCAAGCAGTACAAGACACTAGCAGATAACCTAGAGTACCAAGGTAAGACCGCAGGTGCTTCGGTGGGTGTCCTAGCCGGAGGTATCACGAAGAGTACCGTTGAGGCTGTACGGGCTAATACTAACCGTATCGAAGGCTCCTTCCGCAGAGATAGATTTAAGAACCCACCAAGCTACCAAACACCTGAATACGAATAAGGAGTAAGATATGTCATTTCGCTCCTTTGATATGCTTAATCTTATTAGAGACTTTGGGGAAACCCTAACTCTGCGTAAGGTTACAACGGCTGGAGATTATAACCCAGCTACAGGTGCCATAGATAACTCAGCTACAACCGACTACAGTATCACAGCTTACCTCTATAATTATAATGCAGGGGTTATAGCTGGAAACGATGAGGTTGTTCGTGGAACTCGTAAGTGCGTTATATCAGCTTTAGGTTTAGCTGCTGTCCCTGACTTTGATGACCTGATTGTAGGCAGTGGTGACACAGTTAAGATCAAGTCAGTTATGTCGTTATTTTCCGCTGGTACTGCCGTAGGCTATATCTGTGACGTAGGGGAGTAGAAACATGAAGGCACAAAATCAGTTTGTCAAAGTTAACGCTTCGTTCTACAAGAAGATGGAACACCTAGAGGACATTGTTGAGGATGCAGTCAAAGAGGAATTGATCTCTATAGCTCAAAGTGCCGTTAGTTTCTCCCCTGTTGATACTGGTGCATATGTAACATCCTTCTCTTTTACTACTGGAGCGGGTCGTCCAAGGGGTAAATCTTCTGACAATAAGCCTAAGAAGCAGAACCCACAACAGAAGATGCAAGAGGGCTTTCAGAACCTCCTCACAGACATCAACAAAATTGACCTAAAGAGTACGGCAAGCGTCCAACTCAGGAATGGCTCACCTCACGCCTCTGATGTAGAGAACGGTGGGCCAACTTGGAGAAGGGCTGGGTATAAAGTTTTTGCACAGGTAAGGAATATCTATGGCTAGTATTCACAACGATATTCGGGCTGCACTTGAGAGCAAGCTATCGACAACATCAGGTCTCCCTTCCATAGCCTATGAGAACGTAGCCTTTGAGCCTACAACAGGCACTAGCTTCATTAAGGTGCAATACCTCCCGACAGTTAACAAACCCGCTGTAAGGGGCTTAAACCCACAGTTGAGATACCAAGGTGTCTTTTCCGTCACAGTCTTCGCCCCCGAAGGTCAAGGCCCAGCTACCGCAGACGACTATACTAACAAAGTGATAGACGCCTTCGCAGCAACTACTGATATCTCATTTACGAATGGTGATACAGAAACAATCATAGTGTCTATTGACTACGCTGAACGTCAGCAAGGGATGATAGATAGTCCTTGGTACTTTGTTCCGATCAACATCGGATGGTACATTTATGCTTAGGGTATGTAAAACCTGCGGGGTAGAAAAGCCACTTGATAGTTTTACTAAGAACTCTAGGTGTAATTATGGGGTCACGCATAAATGCTTAAATTGTTCCGCAGATTATCACTCAGATTACTATCGCAACAACACTGAGCAACGAGCAAAAACTCAAAAGAAGTCTGTTGCTAAACGAAGAGCTGGTGGTAGAGACGTTAATAAACCCTCTAGGGAATACAATAAGAGAAACCCAGAGTACAAGAGATTTTATGCGTCACAAAGAAAAGCCCATGTAAAAAGAGCCACCCCCTCTTGGCTAACCGACTCTCAAAAGGCTCACATCAAAAGAACTTATAAGTTGGCGCAGACAATAAGAGATGCGACAGGTTTAGATTATCATGTAGATCACATCATACCCCTACGCGGGGAGAACGTCTGTGGACTGCATGTACCAGAGAACTTACGGGTTTTACGGGCTGACCTCAACTTATCTAAATCCAACATTTATAAATAACTTTCCACAGGAGAATATAACATGGCCTTTGCACAAGGATCACGTTCCAGTCTATCATTTATAACCGAAGCAACTTTCGGTACAACACCCGCTGGAAGTTTTGCTAACCTTCCCTTCAGCACCCACTCTTTAAACCTAACCAAAGACGTTCTTGCTGGAACTGACATTCAAGCTGACCGTATGGGTAGAGTTAACCGCCAAGGTAACCGTCAGGTAGGGGGAGACATTGTAGTTGACCTTCGTGATGGAGACTTTGATGTACTGCTTGAATCAGCTATGCTTAACACTTGGGCCACTAACGTGCTTAAGGTTGGGGTAACACCAAAGTTTATCTCAGTGGAAGATTACGCTGCTGACATAGATCAAGCTCGTTTGTTTACAGGCTTGTCAGTTTCCACTATGGGTATATCCCTTGCTCCTAACCAGATGGTAACAACTACCTTTGGTATGGTTGGTAAGGACATGACCATAGGTGCCACAGAGAAGACACAGACTGCTGCCTCTGGCGCTGCACCATTTGATGCTTACTCAGGTGACATTTCCATCGGTAACGTAGGTGCAGGTTCTGCGGTAGCTATCGTAACTGCACTAGACTTCACCTTGAACAACTCATATGCACCTACCTTCGTCATTGGCGATGATAGCGCACCCTCACTTGAGTATGGTCGTGCAGACGTTGAAGGCACCCTGACAGCTTACTTCGAGGATGCTTCTCTCATCAACCGTTTCCTCAATGAAACTGAGACTGAGATTGAAGTATCTGTAGACGACCCTACAGGTGCTAACTCCTATACGTTTCAGTTCCCACGAGTAAAAATTAACTCTGCTGACGTTGGTGTCGATGGTCCAACGAGCCGTATGATCTCTATGTCATTCGTAGCCCTATACGACACGACAGAAGAAACTAACCTTAAGATTACACGCCCATCGTGATAACGTAATACCTTAGCTAAGGTAGTGGAGGCCCCTGAGTCGGGTCAGGGGTCTCCACGTTAATCAACCCGACATAACCTCCCCGAAAAGGAACTCCGACATGGACTTAAAAGACCTGACCCCTAATTTAGATGACGTTGTTGTTGAGATCAAGCATCCGACAACAGGAGATGTACTAAAGAATGATGATGACACGAATATGACAATTACTATTCTTGCGCCCCATTCTAAAGAGTACAAGAAGTTCCAACACGAACAGATCAGCAAGCGCCTGAAGAAGGCTCAGAAGAGCAAGTCTCAGGATGTTGACTACTCAGATATTGAAGAAGCTACGCTGGAGGTTCTAGCCAAGACAACTAAGGCTTGGGACATTACATATGGCGGGGAGAAGCCTAAGCTCACTGTCGCTAAAGCTAGAGAGCTCTACGAAGAGGTCTTCTGGATTAGGAACCAGATTGAGGAGGTAGTAACTGACTCTCTGGATTTTATGAAGGTCTGATCTGTGAGCTTGTTGAGTGGTCTAATCACCAGTTTAAACTCAACAGGCCAGATCAGAACGGCACTACAGAACGAGAACATCTTGAACAAGTAGAGAGGCAGACTGGACGTAGAGTAGAAGCATTGGAACCCCCGACACCCTTTCCTGCGCTTATATCTCATGTCTGGTCTGCCTTTATTGCTTTAAGCTCTAGTAGAGGGTCAGGCTTTAGTGGCCCAGCACCAATAACCTTTGAGCAGATTAAAGCGTGGAAAGAACTTACGGAAGCATCTATTGAGCCTTGGGAGATTGAGGCTATCAAGAGAGTAGACCTAGAATATTTAAGGGTGGCAAATGGCTGATATTAAGATCATAGTAGATTCCTCTGAAGTTGCCACCGCAACAAATAGGGTTGATCAGTTAGGCAATTCTGGCAAAGTAGCTAAGAAAGGCATTGATAAAGCTACAAGAGGTATGAACCAGTTCGGAGCTGTTGCTAAAAACGGCGGCAAGAAGATGAATACCTTTAACATGCAGCTACAGCAAGGTGGCTACCAACTTCAGGATTTCGTGGTTCAGCTTCAAAGTGGTACGAGTTTCTTTACAGCATTTGGTCAACAGGGTTCTCAGTTTGCCGGGGTCTTTGGCCCCAAAGGCGCTGTCATTGGTGCTGTTATTGCTATCGGCTCCGCTGTAGGGGGGCTTTTAGTAAATTCTTTGATGGGTGCATCTAAAGAGGTAGGTAACCTAACTGACGCTCTAACTAAATACAAGAGTCTGTCAGATAAAATTGCAGACTCAGATGGTTTGTCTAAAGAGTTTGGAAAATTAGTTGTAGAAGCAAGGTTAATAATAGAGGCACTTAAAGCTATAGAAGGCATTAGCATAAAGAAACAACTCGCTGAACTTGGTGGCATAGGAAAGGTTCTTGAGACCACCAGTAAGCAAATGACGATGGGTGGCTTCCTGAACCTCGTCCCCACTTTCCAAGAGATTACACACCTTTCAGCCAAGACGCTTACTTCTGCACAGGATTTTCTTGGGTTGACTGAAGGCACAGTTGCAGAAATGGCAGTTTACGCTGGTGAGTATGCAAGGGCATTAATGGCTGTTCAATCGGCAGGTACACTTGAGGCTCAGGCTGAAGCCGCTGGCAAACTTAGTAAGTTCCTAAAAGAGCATGTAGAACTTCATGGAGAAGATACAAAGAACCTAGAGCAAATAACTGAGTTACAAGAAGTTCTAATGAGCTTAATGGCAACAACGGCGGCAGAAACTAGAAATACCTCGGATTCCATGAAGCTGGTTTATGAATACTCTGAAAAAGATGAAGCCAAAAAAGATAAAATACTTAAGGCTGTACAGGCTATAAAGAAGAACTTAAATGACAGCCTTATAATAGAAACTAGAAGAATTGAGGTGGCTCAGGCTGGAGTCAATCTGGATGAGGTTAAAGCTAAACACGCAAGAGAAGACTACGAGCTAAAAAAGAAGAGCGAAGGCATATTAGGCAAAAACCTTAAGGAGGCTATGGCAGCTTATGACTTAGCGCAGAAAGTAATAAAGTCTGAAGCTGATAGGGCCGCTGCCAATAAGCAAAGAGGGGCAGAGGAAAAGAAGTTAGCAGTTGAGAACGCAGCCTACGAAAAGAAAGCTAAAGGGGATCAAATAGCAGCGATTAAAGCTGCTAAAGAAGCTAACGATTCTGCTGAAGAGCAAATAAGGCTACAGAATCAAACCATAGCTTTAAAGCAGATAGAAGTAAAGTTTGGAAAAGAGACAGGTTACTACGTTAGGCAGACTGCAAGATTTGAGCGGGAGAACTTAGCACTTAAACTTGAGCAAGCTGGTGTAGATGAAGTTCACATAAAGTCTTTACTTGAAGGCAATATGGTTATCGAAGAAGCTAACAGGCTGCTTAGAGAGCAAGGTGAGATTACTTACAGAATAATGGAGAACAGTGCAGCAGCAACAGCTATGCGTAAGTACGCTGGGCGTAGCACTGTTGGAACCCCACCAAAAGATCCTACAGGAACTACAACACCGTTTGGTAAGTCTCAAGCAGAGATAGACGCAGAAACTATAGCATCCTTCCAAAAGCAACTTGACTTAGAAGATGCACTCTTTGGAAAGACCGAAGCTAGGCAAAAGGTTCTTCAAGCACTTGGGGTAGACCTTGCAGCTAAAGCACCTAAAGATGCCGCCCGAATGGAAGCTCAGATCACCAAGACCAATGAGCTAATTGCTGTTGAGCAAAGACGACAGGCGTTAGTAGATTCAATAACTGGCTCAATAGAAGATGGCTTTATGGCTATGTCTGACGGTACTAAGTCCGTAAGTGACGCCTTCAGGAATATGGCTGCTGAGATTGTCAGAGAACTCTACAAGGTTTACGTCATGCAAGTGGCTATTAAAGCACTTAAGTTGGCTATGGGTATTCCTTTCGCTGACGGTGGTGTCATTAGTGGTGGATCTGAAGTTAAAGCCTACGCTGATGGTGGTATAGTCGGTGGACCTACGACATTCCCTATGGCTGGCGGTAAGACTGGTCTCATGGGAGAAGCTGGCCCTGAAGCTATCATGCCACTTAAGAGAGGTGCTAACGGTAAGCTAGGTGTCCAAGCTGAAGGTGGCAGTGGTGACATATACGTTACCAACAACTACAGTATCTCAGCAAATACATCTGAGGATACTAAGCGCCTTGTTACTCAGACCATTCAACAGGCTCAACCAGCTTTAACTCAAGCTGCTAAAGCATCAATAATGAATGATCGTCGTCGTGGTGGTCAAATGAAGTCAGTCTTCGGTTAAAGGAATAATCAATGGCAATCACCTATCCACTAGCGACACCAACATCTATCGGGATTGAGAGCATTGAGCTTAGGGCTGTTAATGCTGTAGCTGTCTCTCAGTCTCCTTTTACATATAAGCAGCAGACTATCTCACATGGTGGGCAGAAGTGGGAAGCATCAGTTAGTATTCCCTCGGTACATCGTGATAAGGCTGCACAGTGGAAAGCTATGCTAGTTGGACTTAAGGGTCAAACTGGTACGTTCCTCTTAGGTGATCCTGACTATGCTACACCACAGGGTACTGTTAGTTCGTGTGTACTTACGGGTACTGCTGGTTCTGACTCAGCTACTGTCGTTATGACTGGCACACTACTAGCGGGTGACTACATTCAGCTTGGGTCAGGTTCATCAGCTAAACTACATCAGGTACTCTTAGATCAAAGTGGTGATGGTAGCCTAGAGTTATGGCCTTCACTTAGGTCTGACTACACAAGCTCTACTGTAACCTTTAATTCCCCTAAGGGTGTCTTCAGGCTCTCAACTAATGTGACCTCATGGTCGATAAACAATGCGTCAACATATGGCATCTCGTTTGAAGCTGTCGAAGCTGTGATATAAGGAAGTACAATGTCAAGAGTCCTGACACCTCAAACAATAACCGACATTTCTGCTGATACAGTCTACCCGTTCTTTGCCGTTGAGCTATTGTTTGATGGGCTTAACGTATTACGCATGTGGACTGGGCAAGGAACTTTAACTTTGCCTGATGGAACTGAGTGGGTAGGTTTGGGTAATCTACTTAATATATCCTCCGTTGAAGAAACCTCAGAGATGGCTGTTAAAGGAGCAAGTATTACTCTAAGTGGTGTGCCATCTAATACGTTGTCTTTAGCACTCAATCAACAATACCAAGGCCGTGTGTGTAACATATACTTTGGAACTGGGGTTACGACATCCTTAAATCAAATATTCTCGGGTTACATGGATCAGATGAATATTGAAGAGGGTGCTGAGACATCTACCATTGAGCTTATGGTGGAGAACAAACTGATTGACTTGGAGAGGGCTAGAGTTGCTAGGTTCACCTCTGGTTATCAGAAGTCAGTTTACCCCGGTGACCTTGGGCTAGACTTCATTGAAGACCTACAAGATAAGAAAATACCGTGGGGTAGAGCCTCTAATGGTTGATTATAGACAAGAGTTCTTAAGTCAATCTGAAGATGAAGTAACACCACTAGCTATATTAGAGTGGGAAGAATCTGGACACCCAACACAGGAACTCCACATAGATTGGGACTCATACAACAGACTAGAGGATGCGGGACAACTTAAGTTCTTTACCGCTAGAAAAGATGAACTGTTGATTGGGTACTTTGTAGTTATTGTTGTGTCACCTTTGACAACTAAACATGAACTGATGGGTGTCTACGATGCAGTATATGTCCACAAGGACTACAGAAAGTCTACAGTTGGTAAACGGCTATTTAAATTTGTAGAAACCTGCATGAAAGAAGATGGCATATATAGAGTGCTGGCGTCTTCATCTGCAAAAAGCCCCATAGGAAACTTTCTTACTCGCATGGGATACCATGAGGTAGAAACTAAGTACGAGAAGGTATTATAATATGGTTGTCTTTACTGCTATTGGTGCAGGTATTATTGCCTCATCGTTTGGGGTTGCAATAGGTCTTACTGTTGCCTCAAGTGCCTTTCTTGTAGGTCTTGTAACTACTGTAGTCCTTGGTGCAGCCATGAGAGCACTGATGCCTAAGCCTTCCTTTGGTGGTTCTAACCGTGGCTATCAAACTACAGCTATTGGCACAGCACTAGACCACCAGATCATCTATGGTAAGATGCGTGTTGGTGGCGCTCGTATATACGATGAAGCTACAGGTACAAACAATAAGTATCTACACCGTATTATTGCTGTCGCTGGACATGAGATACAAGACTTTGATGAAATCTATATTAACGATGAGATTGTCACACTAGATGGTAGTGGTAACGTAACCTCCCCAAGTAAGTACAATGGTAAGATTCGCATCTTACTACACCTTGGTGCCTCAGATCAGGCAGCAGACACCTTCCTAGTAAGTGAATCTGCACATTGGACAACACAACACAGGCTACGTGGCATTGCTTATATGTACATACGCCTACAGTTTGATGCTGATGCTTTTCCTAACGGTATTCCTGAGATAACCAATGTCATTAGCGGTAAGAAGGTCTATGACCCTCGTACATCCACTACAGCATGGTCAGATAACCCAGCTTTATGCTTGAGGGACTACCTTACATCTTCTTATGGCATAGCTGAAGAGACTGCTAACATAGACGACACCCTAGTTATTGCTGCTGCTAACGTATGTGACCAGACTGACACAGATGCAGGTACAACACGTTATACTTGTAATGGGTCGTTTACTACAGCCTCTACTCCTTACGACATGATTAACTCTATACTTACCTCTATGGATGGTAGCTTGTGGTATGCTCAGGGTAGCTGGAGAATGAAACCAGCCTATTGGACTGCACCTGTATTAGACCTTGACGAAGATGACCTTCGCTCTGGTATCAGCGTATCTACACGTCACTCTCGTAGGAATAACTTTAACACCGTTAAGGGTACATTCCGTGGTGAAGAGAGTAACTGGCAGACGACAGATTACCCAGAGGTAAATAGTGCAGCGTCTATTGCAGCGGATAACGGACAAGTCTCTGTAGCTGATGTTGATCTACCATTTACAGATAACTCTATCGAAGCTAGACGTATCGCCAGAATTTCGCTGGAGAGTAACAGGCAACAGCTTACCATCAACGCAGCCTTTGGTCTTAAGACTTTGCAGTTGCAGGTTGGTGATAACATCAGGTTAACTAACACTAGGTTTGGTTGGACTAACAAAGAATTTCAAGTTATAGCTTGGAGTTTTGGTCTTACTGATGGCCTTGACTTACAGATCAACATGACCTTGAGAGAAACTGCTGAATCTGTATACGATGAAGTTGATGATGGTGTCGTTTACGAAAGAGATAACACAACACTCCTATCACCATTTGATGTTCCCTCAGTAGGTTTAGGGGCTACAACAAGAACTCAGGTTATTCGTGAGAAGCTGACTAACATCATCACCCTCAATGTAACCTCTGGTGCGCCAGAGAGGGTCGACTACGTTGAAGCTGAGTTCAGGCTATCAACCAACACTGACTGGATTACTCTAGGTACAGGGCAGCTTGGTGATTTTGAGGCTATTGACCTAGAAGACGGTGACTATGACTTTAGAGCTAGGGCAATTAATACCTTTGGAATCAAGGGTGCTTGGTCTAATCTTGATGATATTAACGCTTCAGGTTTGCTTGCACCTCCCTCAGATGTCACAGGTTTTGTTGCTGAAGTAAATGGCTCTGTTATTACGCTCGACTGGAACCCAACCCCTGACTTAGACCTTTCGTTTTATCGCATCAGATACTCACCTGATCTTTTAGATGCAACTTGGGCTAACGCAATAACTTATGTGGACAAGGTTCCAAGGCCAGCGTCTAGTGTATCTGTTCCCGCTAGGTCTGGAACTTACCTTGTTAGAGCTTATGATAAATCTGGTATTAGTTCTGAAAACTACACATCAGTAGTTGTCCCTGTAGCTAATATTGAGCCACTAACTAACAGCTTGACCCTAACAGACAGTACAGCGTTCACTGGGACTAAGACGAACACTGCTGTCGTTGGCGCTAAACTTCGCCTCAGTAGCTACTCATCGGCTCCATTGGAGGGTGAGTATCTTTTTAGCAACTATATTCAGACGACAGATAGTTCTGTCAAAAGGTGTCGTGTGTATGTAAGTGGCACTACAGAAAGACATGATAACTCTGCTGGGTTATTTGATGATGCCCCCGGCCTGTTCAATGATGCCCCCGGCCTGTTCGATGACTTGGGTGGTGATGCTCAGTTTGCTGACACAGATGTAATAACATACGTGTCTTTTACGCAAGATAACCCCGCTAGTTCCCCTACTTGGTCAGATTACACCCCGATTAAAATTGCAGATATTAGTGCTAGAGCATTTAGGTTCAAAATAAAGCTGACCTCTACCTCTAACGATGTAACCCCGTCTATTTCTGCGCTAACTGCTTATGTGGAGTATAACTAAATGTCTCAAAATGATCTGGTGATCTCAAACCAAACTTTTCCCCTGACCCGTTCGGATATTAACAGTGCGTTACAAGCACTGGGAAGCACTAACAGTGGGACTACTGAACCTGCTACAACTTATGCTAATATGTTTTGGTATGATACAACAACTCAAATCTTAAAGATCAGGTCTGAGGCTGACGATGCTTGGTCTAGTATAGGGTATGTAGATCAGTCTTCTAACGAATTTAAGATACTAGATGATACGATTGTAGCTACAACTGCTGGTGTTACAGCAGGGTTACTTGGGGATCAAGCGACAGCCACTTGGGAGACTGGCACAGGGACTACTGAGAGCCTTGTTTCGCCAGCTAAGGTTAAAGCCTCTATTCTAGCCAACGCGCCAGCGCAGTCCACCGCCCTTGGTGCTGTTGGGACTTATGCTTTCTTGAGGAACACCGGGGTAAACGTAGTGGAAGGTAGCTCTTATTCGGGATTTTTATACGGCGGTGTAACTCGCTCTGGTGGTAACAACATTTCGCCTACAACAGGTGCGACTGCCTCCGGAACTTGGAGAGCAATGGGTAACACCAACGGCGGCTTCTCTAATGATAAATTTACTGTATTCGTAAGGATTTCTTAAAATGATTATAACAATTACAGAAGTGCGTAACGCACAATCAATGAATGCTGCCAACACTAGCATCGACGTTGAGATTAACCATCCAGACTACGGATGGATACCCTACCTGCTGACTGACTATGACACAGACACAACCATCGACAACGATGAAGTCATGGCTCTAATTGGTACAGACTTCGCAGCCTATGTTGCGCCTACACAGGCTGAGTTGGACACAAAAGCGGCGGCGCAAGTTCGTGCAGATCGTGACCAACTGTTACTTGAAGTCGATGCTGTTGTAAGTAATCCCCTTCGCTGGGCTGACATGGCGGCAGATAAGCAGGTCGAATGGGTTGACTATAGGGTTATGCTCCTTGATATAACCGAGCAATCGGGTTTTCCCTATGATGTAACTTGGCCTACTACACCAGAATAAGGAATAACTAATGTCATACAAACTAGGAACACGTAGCCTACAGAGGCTCTCAGGTGTAAACCCTGACATGGTACAAGTTATGAAACGTGCCATTGAGATTAGCTCAAGGGACTTCACGATCATCGAAGGTATTCGATCTGAGGTTCGTCAACGTGAGTTGTTCAAATCTGGTAAGTCACAAACGATGAAGTCACGACACCTAACAGGGGATGCTATAGACTTAGTACCTTACCCTGTGTCGTGGGAATGGGAAGACTTTTATCCCGTAGCTGATGCAGTTATACAAGCGTGTAAGGATGAAGACATAGCCTTGCGCTGGGGTGGTAACTGGAGGGTAAAAGACCTACGTGAATGGGAAGGAACATCAGAAGAACTTGTAGCAGCTTACGATGGTAAGTTCTACGATCTACCACACTTTGAAATACCAAGGAAATGATTATGGAAGATACTCCGTGGCACCTAAATAAATCAATCCCTCTAACCTTTATACTAGCCATATTGGCTCAGACCATTGCTCTTGTGTGGTTTGTATCCTCACTAAACAGTTCGATTGACAATAACACTAGAGACCTAATGCGCCACGAAGCACGTATCAATACCTTGGAATTGGTAGTACAACAACAAGCTGTAACTATGGGTCGTATTGATGAGAATATAAAGTCCATACGTGTTATGATGGAGCGTAGCTGGGGTGTTGAGTAGTGCTATGCGTACTAGCCTTAGTTTCCTTTAATCACGCTTGGACTAATGATGGTAATCGGTTGTTTCAATACTGCTACTACGATTGTGGACTTACTAAGAACGGTGGTTGGTATGACAAAGTTTATAAAGTTAGCTACAACTATGTTTGTCCTAAGGGGTACTTAGATAATGATTGATCCGATTACAGCTATTTCAGTCGCGGCAAGTGCTGTAAGCAACATAAAGTCCTTAATGCTTGCAGGTCGTGATGCTTCAAGTGCCTTATCTAAGTTTGCGGGGGCTGTGTCAGACGTGAATTATGCGGCAGACAAGGCCAAGAATCCCGGAATATTTGCAACCCTCACTGGCTCGGCTGAACAACAAGCGATTGACGCTTTCTCAGCACACAAGAGAATGCAGGCTCTTCGGAAAGAGGTTGAAATACTTGTGCAGTTTACCTACGGGATGGACGGTCTACAGGAATACAAAGACACGCTTCGTCAAGTGCGCGCCCAAAGAAGGAAGACTACCTATAGAAAGGCGGAACTGAAGCAGGCCCTGATCACTTGGTTTTTTGGTGGGGTAATAGTCCTAGCTGGAATCGCTGGGTTAGGCGTAGTTCTTTATATAATAGGTCAACAACAGGGGAAATGGTAATGACAATACTTGATGACTGGAAAGTCTTACCAAGGTTAATGATGCTGGCAGTCACTATACTGACGTATCAAGCTGTACATTGGTTTATGTCGCTACCTGACCCCAGCGTAGCCCAAAGTGGTCTTGTATCGGTATGTATGGGCGCTCTTACGGGGTGCTTTGGCATATGGATGGGCAAGGAGTCTAAGGCTACGGTAACCCCCACTAGGGTCATACACGAGGAGAAATACAGCAAATGATAGGTCAGATCATAAGTTCTATCGGTGGACTAGCTGCTAGTATAATCGACAGTAAGACACAGCTTAAACTAACAGAAGCTGAGATAAAGAAGAAGCAGCTTACTGGTGAGCTTGACTGGGACATAGCAGCCATACAAGCTACACAGAATAGCTGGAAGGACGAATGGATAACTCTACTCTTCAGTATTCCCCTGATACTAGCCTTCTGTGGTGATTGGGGTAATCAAATAGTACAAGCTGGGTTTACCTCACTTCAGTCCATGCCAACGTGGTATCAATATTCCCTCGGAGGGATAGTGAGTGCCAGCATAGGGATGAGGTCAGTCTCTAAATTCTTCGGTAAGTAAGCACTACAACAAGACACAAAAAAGCCGTAGGTATCCTTGAGTGGACGCCTACGGCTTTTTCTATTTTATACTCTTTTTTTCCATCGTGAGGGCTAACCCCTCGTATAGTATCTCTATGTCACCCTTAACCTTCCCCAGTGTGTACGTCACCCAAGATGATATCAGGATATTGCACAAGAGTAACCCTTCAAACAGTGTCATCATATGCCCTCCTTCATAAATGTCTTAACCCACATTGCTGTGATGTCAGATCTGATGATGTCGTCAACACCAAACTCAATAATTGGAACTGGCAGCATATACTTCTTAGCCAAGTGAATAATCTTTGATAGACCATCAGCTTCTTTAAGATCTGACTGCTGCACATCCCCATTAAGCACGATAGTAGTTCCCTCTCCTACCCTAGTCAGGATCATCTTTAACTCATGGGTAGTTATGTTCTGTGTTTCATCTACAATTATGAAGGCATTATCGAAGCTACGCCCACGCATAAGAGCCAAAGGAGCCATTTCAATGTTGCCATTCTTGATCCCCGTTTCCACTGTACCTTTCCCAAGGTGTTTCTCCAATACATCTAATACAGGTAATGCCCAAGGCATAGTCTTCTCAGTTAAATCACCCTTCAAGAAACCTAAGTCTCTGCCTACAGGTACGTGGGGCCTTGTTATAACGATCTTATCAATCTGCTTTGTCGTGTACAGATCAGCAGCATACGTTGCTGTAACATATGTCTTACCAGTTCCAGCAGGGCCAAGGATAAAGACCTGACGACTACTTTGTAAGGCTTCAATAAGATCCCCTTGCTTAGTTGTCTTAGCGATAAGTCCAGATGTAGCCTTCTTCTCAGCACCCTTGTAGGTAGTCTTGCGTCTAGTACGACTAGGCTTCTCAGGGAAGTCTTCCATTAACGGTCTTCCCCCTCTAGTAACTTTTGAAGCTGTGTACAGCCGCCAATCAGAACACCTGAAGGGTCAAATATCTGAGGGACGGTAGGGTTGCTTGTCTTCTTTAGTAAGGTTAATATCCACCTAGAACTTGGGGAGTGTACGTTGTATTCTACATAAGGCAGTCCCTTACTCTTTAGTATGGCCTTAGCTACATCACAAAAGCTGCATTGGTCACGGGTTATTATGGTGTACATTATATCTCCTAAGGTTATTTAAGCAGTTTAAACACATGCTAAGGTGTTAAGGGCTACACTAGGTCTACAATCTCACAGCTATCCCCAGAACAAGCTAACGTCTGACTTCCTGCCGTATTATCTTCCTGTTCGTAATCTGCAAGCTCCTCCCAGTTTAGGCTTGATGGCATAAGTGACTTGAGCGTGTTGTAGTCCGACTTACCACACTCCTGATATGGTGCCTGTTGATACGTATGTTCGTTGTACGGTAGGAACGACACACCTGACATCTCATCAAAGTGCTTGTACACGAAAGCACCCACTTCAAACCACTCATCAGACCTCACGTTAATTGTCACGGAGGGCTTATGCTCACACCAATTCCTCTGGTAGGCTAACCACATCTCTAGCTGCTCTATGGCAGTCATATCAGCGGTCACTACTGCCTTGTCTGGAGCCTTCTGTGGGAAACTAAACACCACTGTAGTATTAGGCTTCATAACACAAGGTTGGTTTGGTATGCCACGATCCTTTAGGAAGTTCGTCAGCGGGTCTTTAATATCTCCACGCACCGTGCGAATGTAATAAGGGCTGTGACGAGCGTGTATACCACTGCTAGAATCAACAAGTTGGGAGACAGTGCCACTAGGTTTGACACAAGTGATAGCAGTAGCAACAGGGATACTGAGCAACTCAGCCCATTCAGCATTAGTATTGATAGCGACATTTTTAAGATGCTCCAATGTTTTAGCTAACCCATCGTTCTTGATGGTCATTAGCGGATTGTCCATAATACCCGTGAGGCTAACCCCCAACAAGCGTTCTTCTTCTGTATTGTCCTTCCACTCTTTAGAAAGATATGGAAAGTGAGTGTAGGTACTTTGGATAGTACCCAAGATGGTAGCAAGTTTTACCTTACGTTCTAAGTCTTCGATAGTATCGGTAGCACGGATAACGCACTCTGTTAGGTTGCAGAACTGGGAATCACGTAAAATTATTTCGCTGCAAGGATTCGTGCCAAAGTCTTGATCTGCATTACGGCGTCCGTTCTTTGCTGCCTGTACCTTAGCTGCCTGACGGTTAAAGATACCCCGTTCACCACTACCACTTTCCACTAGGGCTTGCCACTCACGCATGAATGAGATGCTGTCTGGCTTCTCAGTGTAGCTTACAGAGTTGTTAGCCAAAGCCCGTTGTGGATCGTTGTCCCACCATGCACCTGACTTAGCGTGACGCATACGATCATCTGACAGGTTACTCAGAGAGATCATGGCTGACCTACGAACACCACCAACCACTACCACCTCACCAATCTTACACATGATGTCGTGACACTCAATAGACGACAGCTTACGACCTGTAGCTACCTTGAACGTGTGGATCACAAAGTTAAACAAGTCGATAAGGGGTGCAGGGCCTGATGCTCTACCACCGAATGTCTTGAGCCTAGCACCAGCAGGACGAACCTTAGACACATCCCATCGGGGAACCTCCCCACTGTACAAAAGTGCAATCAACTGACGTAGTGACTTAGCCCAACCCTCCTTACTGTCTTTAACAACGATTGTTGTCTCACTGCTAAACATCTGGTCTGGAACCTCTGGCAGCTTATTGACGTACTGTCGTTCAACTGAGAACCCTACACCTGTGCCACACAACAAGATAAACATAGCTTGGTCAAAGCTCTTGATATTCTTAACTGCAAGGTAACTGCAGTTGTACATAGCAGTATTGTCACGGAGGGCTGCTGGGCCTGCTGTCATAAGAGAGCGCATAGATGGCATTACGTCCAGAGATAGGATAGCCTCTTCGATCTGCTTAATGTAACTGTTTTCACCAGCCACAGGCTTGACGATATTATCCATGTATCTACTGACAGTCTCTTGCCAAGTCTCACGGCGTCCCTCTTTATCAAGCCAACGTGCGTACCGTGACTTGTGGATGAACGACTGGTAGTCTGTTGGTAGGTGGTTACTGCTCATCGGTTATCCCCTGATCCACTAATCACACCCCGTTTGGCACGATCATTTAGTTTGTCCATGTTAACTTCCATTACCTCTGGTAAGTTACTGTAGAAGTAGTTAGCCAAAGCTGTCGTGTAGAACAGGACGTCACCCAACTCCTTGACGATATCTTTCTGGCTAACCTCCGTGTTGTCACGGAGGTACTTCTTTACCTTCTCAGCTACCTCTCCAGCCTCTCCTACAAGACCTAAGGTATTTTCCACTAGACGGACTTTATCTTCCGCAGTGACCTTACCCTCAACCCAATAAGAATACTCCATTGGTGTCACGTTTACGATGCTAAAGGCATCAATGTCCTCTTGAGTAATCATGCTGTTCTCCCGCAAAATTCTGTTGTTGAATGTGGCTCTTTCATTATGTCGAATAGATACCACGCACAGTTATCTTTTCCCACGCTCTTACTACCCTCTATCCACTTGACCCTGCCTACACTAACAACCTTCTGACAGTACGACATAAGAATAGCTGACTGCTTAGTGTGCATCCAATCTGCATCAAACAGTAACCAAGTTGGACATATCTGCATCCATATCTCTATCATGGGGTGTAATATCTTTCTGTCCCAAGGTGGGTTTGTTATACAGAAATCTATCGCCCCATACTCACCAAAGCTAATGTCAAGAGCATCATGCTTGTATACAAAAGGATGTCTTGGTTCAATATCACAAGCATATAAACACTCCCCATGACCATCAGATAACTTACTGATATGTTCTATTAGTCTCCCGTCTCCCGCACAAGGTTCTGCATAATCAAATGCGTAAGGTAAGTGCGGCATCAGGGGTTCTACAGCTTCTATCGGTGTTGGGTAGTAGTCCCTTGGTACTCTTTCGAAGTCACTACGCTTGCCCATACATTCCCTTCAGTCGGTTAATAGAAATAAACTCTGGATCGTACATCCCGTCCTCCACTTCTCGTTTAACAACTATGCCAGACCACCACTCTTTGTTGGCTTGACCTGCCCAGCTTTCCGCTGCACCTTTGTAGCACCCCGCGACAAGACCAATAACTCCTCTAGGGTGAGAAGAGTCCTTAAACTTAAGGTCACGTTTATGGCTATGACCACAAGTGCTACTATGATGGCGGTGAGCCAGTAACCCATTAGCATGATGCATACCAGACATAGCAGACCCAAAGTTACCACTACTAAAGTAATGAGCATACGAGACCCCATCGTAATCAGCAACCGATGGAGCGGAGTGTTCGTACTCGTGGTATTCGTCGAACCATCGGTCTGTCTGGAGATGCCCGAAAGATATGCCATACTTTGATCCTTCGAGGCGAGGATCGTGTTTAAGAGCTTTTTTAATTCTATTTTCATGGTTACCCTCAAATCCTATGTAAGCTGGACGCTTACGCTTGTGGTGTCTGAACTTCCACCTGATACGTTCTTGTGCATCATTGTAATGCTCAATATCTTGCTCATAACTCTGACTTACGATTGCCTCTGGGTAACGAGTGTCAAATGTATTTAAAGACCGCATATCAGCGCCATCACCCAAATCTACAACATAGTCAGGTTTAAGATCGTACAAGAACTCCCCCAACCAGTTGAAACGCTCATTTCCCACTGAAGGGTCTACGTGAGCGCAACTATAAACCACTACTGTTTTACCCATCTGCTGCCTCCAACTCTAGTTCACTGATAGTTGCCCACAAATGAAACTCCACCTCTTTAAGCTGCTCTTTACTGAGCTTCTTTAATTTAGTTAACAAACTATTTACTTCAACCATTCGTCGGGTATCCTTTTATCTGCGTAGATGAACCCATGCTTATTGCACCACTCACCATATGTTGACTTAGCACCTTTACTTAACTTACCCCTAGAGTTACTAAAGACAAATCTTATGTCTAAGTTAGGGTGTTGCTCCCTGACCTTCAAGTGCTTCTTACGATCATCGCTAACAAACCTCCCCTTGGACTCAACTATAATACCATTAGGTAATATAAAGTCTGGGGTGTAAGTCTTATTCTCAAGTAAAGTCCACTTAATCTTTAACGTCTCATACTTAAAACTTACACCCCGTTCCTTTAAGTCAACGGAGATATCATCCTCAAGCCCCGATCTGTAGCCATTCCTTATTGCGTGTTGCCTACGCTCACTGGTGGTTGCCACAGTTCCTCCTCTTCTCTTCGTAGCCAGAGTAACCTAGCGTTTTCAATGATGCGCTCTGTATCACCGTCATATGCTTTCACACAGGCTTCCCATAAGCTACCCTCTGTGTCACACACTGCTAAAATCTTCTTTGCTTTTACAGGGCCAATGCCACTCAGCCCCTTAATGTTATCAGCAGCGTCACCCGTAAGTATTTGAGTGTAGAAGAACTTAGTCCCCGACCACTCATCTACCTTTGTCCACTCACCCTTATTGAAGTTAAAGTGCCAACAAGGTATTTGCAGCATGTCCTTATCAATAGATGCAACCACACAGTCATAGTTTAACTCCGCAGCAGCCTTAGAGATAAGGTCATCAGCTTCCTCGTTGACACTTATTATAGCCCTATACCTATCAACCATGCGATCTCTTGTTACGCCGAGGTACTTAGGTTTTTCTGCTGACTTCCTATTTCCCTTGTAGGGGTAGGACTTAGCAACATCAAACCTAAAGTTTGTCTTTCCAGTTAGGTATGTCTGATATTCAAACTTAGACGGGAAGGGAAGTTCAATAGTCTCATCTAGTATGTAATTCATAAGACTATCTACCTTATCCTCCGCATCTTTTGGTAAGTCACCTTGGGTAGCAAAGGCTGCACGGTAAGCTATGATATCACCGTCTATAAGAACTTTGCCCCTGCCCATCAAAAGTCCCCAAAGACCATTTTACCATCATCCTTCTCGAAGGCAACATCTTCTACATAGGTAAACCCCCCAGCCCTAGCAGCATCAGCATACGCCTTACCTAGAGCATATAGGTCGTCAACCTCATATCGAACCAATGTTGTGCTTCCCTCGAAACCGTCCTCTTCACTGTCATGCTCAAAAGTAATAGTTAGTTTCATGCGGCATCCACCTTAAACATACTCAACCCTTCCACTGTTGCACTTTCCTCGTAGGCAATATGGTTTGTAATAGCCAAATTATTCAACCTGCGAGAAACCCCCTTGTAAACCTCAAACTCAACATAGGATCGTGTACCGTGACCTAGTTGTCCATCATCTTCGTAGCTCCACAGTCGTTTGTTCTCTTCGCCCTCCGTTAAGTCAACAACACCGGGGAAACCACCAAAGTCTACCTCTTTAAACTCCCCGGTCTTATAGTCTTTGTACTCTCGTACGTCCTTTACTTTACGCTTCAACTGGATGTACTGCCCAATACCAAACTCAGAGTTGCCCACTTTGATTGTGTCAACCTGTTGTCCTGTATTAGGGTTTGTCGCCATACGCTCATAACCAGTTTCCAAGAGTTGTGTAATCTGACCCTCTGAGGTAAAGTAAACATTCACTGCTGTTTGACCCCCACTCTTAGATAATTCACGCAACCACTTCTGATTGGATTCTGGATCACCGTAGTCTGCATTTTCCTTGAATACATTTGCGTACTCAAGAACCATTTCCATTACATAAGTTTTTGTATTTGTGGCCATGTCGGGTACTTCCTTTTCACTGTTTCCGTATAATACTATATACACTTATTTGCGTTTTTCGCAAGCAGTCGTAGGCATTTATTTTAGTCTAGTGAATATCTGCGTAAGTATTGCCAAACTGTACATCTGTTCCTAGTGGTACGTTTAGATTTATCTCACGGTTCACGTTGTTGATCCCCATAGACATGATGTTTTCTGTTTTATCTTCGTCCCCCTCTTTGGTTATAACGATAATCTCATCGTGGAATTGACCGATAGTCTGTAAGCCCATGCCGCGACATTCCTTAACCCAAGTGTCAAAGCAGAACACCCCGGTGCCCTGATTGAGTGTACTGAAGCGGTCCTTCTCACTGCGTAGACTGTACCAAAAACCAGACACAGGGTTCTTTAGCCACATACTTCCAAACAGTTCTCTTGTCCGTAGTGTGCTTGCTACCCTCTCAATGGCCCAGTTACGTGACCAGAAGGCTTCTAGCAGGGCCTTAGCTTCCTTTTGCTTCATACCTGTCTCACGGGACAGCTTGGCTGCTCCTACACCATAAGTGGCACTGTAGTTAACTACCTTGTAATTCTTACGGAGGGCCTTAAGTGAACGCTCCCCAGAATTGTGCTTGTCGATGTCGTCTTGAGTAATGACACCAGCGTGTAGGGCCAAGTCTAAGTGGGGATCAAACCCCTCACGGCTCATCTCCTCCACGTATTCAGGGTCTAGTGGTTTCATATAGTGTCGTTTGGTTGTGTCTTCCAAGGATGTCATGTCAGCACCAGCTAACACATAACCTTCTGGACACGTCAGACACCCACGGATTACATCACCATATGGCTTGTCTACTCCCGGTAGATTTACCAGTGGTCGATAGTGCTTAAACCTAAACGTATTGGTTAGACCTGCAACACCAGCCTGCAGCCAACCATTCTTATGACACTCTAGGAAAGATTTAAGTATGCCAGCCCTATGAGTAAGAACAGTGAGACCGTCAAGAAGATCCACAGCAGGGTCAACCTTTCCAAGGCTTCGGACACTTTGACATAGATCGCTGTTCTTTCGTACTTGTTCAATTTGTCTTTCATCACCAGTCACCTTATCCCTTACGAATTTATATGTACGTGGCTTCCAACCCAGAGAATACAACCACTCTTTAACCTGATCTTTAGAGTTAGGGTTACCACGTTCTTCACCTGTCTTAACCTTAAATTGTGTTGTCGTCACAGACTGCTTGTACTCCTTACACAGGGACACCCACTTCTCCCCGTGTGATGATAGCTCTCCGTCTTTCTTGTGCATGACCTTTGGCTTTGCTGCCATACGCTCAAGGGTACGCTTAGGCATAGCGTCTGCCAGTTGCTCAACCTTCTCCTCTTTCAGTTGTATGATCTCATCGTAGGCTGCTTGAGCTTTAGGTACATCCAATTTCCATTGTAGGGCCTCTTGCTCTTTAGCACAATCTAGCTTGAATGATAGATAATCAATCAAACGATCCTTCTCAACTGGGTCTTGGTACAGCTTATTTAACTTAAGACCTAAGTCACGCCATAGACGGTTGTTGATCTTAACGTCCTCATCGCACCTGTGAGCGTATTCCTCTGGTGTTAGGCTGTCCCAGTCTGTAATCTTAGGCTTAGGTACTCCATAGTCCTCTCCGTAGCCCTCAAGCCCATGCTTCAAGCGGTCATGGTGTAGATACCAAGATAAAGCTAAGGTGTCTATCAAACGAGCCTTTACCTCTATGCCCAGTACCTTTTCTATCGCAGGTATGTCAAAGCGTATGATGTTGTGGCCTACCAGAGTTTCTGTGTTGAGCAACACATAGCGCATCTCGTCATAGTCATGCGTGTGCTTTACTTCACCCATATCATTAGACCAAGACATGACATGAATTTTGGTCAACACATCTAATAGACCATCTGTTTCAATGTCGAATACTGTTGTCATTATTCCTACTTCTCCTCCCAAACTGTTGTTGTTTTGCTAACAGGTTCTACTTTTACCATGTAACTACCCTGTGCCATTTTTCCTTCTACGTCAAAGCCAATCCACCCAACCTTATAAAATTCTCTATCTTCTATGCAGAAAACTATACTGTGTAGGTGTTGGTCCCCTTCATAGTCGATTTCATCCAACTGCTCGGAATGTATCGCTATAAATCTGGGGTCATCATCAAACCCAATGCTTACGTAATCATACTCATCGTAATTTTCCATACCTATACTTCCCTTAATGTAAACGTATCTAAGTTAAATCGCATTGTACCAGCAGCGCCCTCTTCGGAGCATGGTCGGTTCTTCTCAACGCGAAGGTATGTTGTATTTCGTTCCTCTACAGTGTCTGCATCCTTCTCTCGTGATAAGTTAATGATAACAGAGGCCCTTTGACCTAGCATCTTACAATACTTAGGGTCACCATTGTCATTAG